CGGAAAAATTTCTTATCGGAAAAGTTATGTCCGAATATAAGCGCGTGATAATGGGGGCGAAGATTTTCATCGCCGTATTCACCGCACATGTAATATCGGATTTTTTGTCCTCCTTCTTTTCGATTGAGATATTGCCTATACCTTTTTAAGAAGTTCTGAAAGTGGCTTTTTTCGAGCCCACCATGGTGTGGTAGATTCTCCTCGTTGTATGTGAGCGTTATAAATTGGCTGTCTTGATGCAGGCTGTTTTCGTGCACGCAACGCAGCGCCCATTGTCGGCTGCGTTCGAGCCTGCACCCTACGCATTGGCCGCAGGGCAGTTGCACGGGCATGTCGACGTATCCGTCTTTTGTATTGAAAACGATAGAACGCTTGCCTGATTTGTTTAAGTGGCGAGCCTTGTAGCCATTTAGGGGGCTGTAGCATGGCACTGTACATCACAGCCTGATGCCGCCACGCATTGGAGAAGCGCGAAAGTTCTTCTTGTGAGCACCGGACCCGGTGCGACGGAAGAGCCGCTTAGATTTTCTACTGTTCATTCTGCGTCTACGCATTTTAGTTTACCTCGCTAGTGTTAATTTGTTCCACTATTGCCGCTCGTACATTCATTCCTTGGTCTTGTAGTTTAGCCATTGCCTCGTCTATCGAATCTTTCATGTCTATAGGCCATAGCATAGTCGGGTCTTTAGTAAGTACAAGGTTTCCATCTTCATCGAATGATATAAATTTAGTTCCTACTTTGTATGTTAGATATTTCATTTCTGTATCTCCTATGTTTGAGATTACAGTATAGAACATCTAGTTTGAAAAGTCAAGACTTTTCTTTTTGTTTTTGGACTGACTTGTGTCAGTCCGGACAGTTACATCGAGAAGGGTACTGTCCGGGTGATATTCTTCCTGCTCGAATCGCGAGCGATTCTGCGCTGGAAAATATCGACATTTTATAGCGGCGCGAGGGCGCGCCTTAGTTTCCGCGCCTAAAGCGGACTCTGCGAGTCCGCACGGCGCCAACATTCCGCTAAGCGGATTTGTCTCCAAGGAGTTGATCAGGGTTGCCTTGATCAAGGAGAGGATTCGACCACGGGCGGTTTTTCAGCAGGTTCTGCTGGTGCCGCTGGAGGTTCCTCGGGTGCGCGCTTCGCTAGGCCGAGTTCAACCATCTCATCGGCGTTATTTTCATCATGTACGAAGTCCAAGAATTCGCCCGGGTCGTTATTGAACCTTTTGCGGAGAGAGCTAGGCATCTCGTCAAAAAGTTCTTTAGATTTTGCGATATATTCAATCGCTTGATGGAAGTCCATCTCTGGAGCTTCCATGTATTCGCCCTGGTTCTCGTTAACGAAGTTAACCAGGCCGGTCTTTTGATATTTGGCCATAATCAGATTGATATCTGTATCTTTTGCCATTGATTGTTTAGTTAACCCGGGCCCAGTATCAACAGTGGGCCGCGGTTGTTCTTTAGGAGCTTTGAAAGTCATAGTTACCACCATTCGGTTGCGTTGTAGACATCGCCTTTATTCCAAGCGTCGTTGATTTGTTTATATTCGTGTGTACTTAATTTACCGTTTTTTTTTGAGCCTTTGCCGGTACGGCTTTTGCCATAGCGTATTTGTTCCCACTGCATGGCCTTGTTAGTTCCCGGCGCTTTATTTACTTTAGTGCCGTATGACGTGGCACCAGATTTCGCGTCGTTTCTATGTGTTGTTTCCCACCATAGTTTAAAGGCTGCGATTTCTCCAGCTGACATACCTTGTAACATTTTAGCAGGGACCGCCCAAGGTTCCGCCTTTAGGAAGTCAGTTTCTATTTGAGCAGCAGTAGCTTGTTTTTGAAGTAGCTTGTTTTGTGTATAGGCATTTTGCGTTGCCATGGCTGAGTGTGCACCTTGTACAGCAGCTGCACCGATATTCGGTGTCTGGTAGCCTGCACCCTGCGGGGTTGATGCGCCGCCGACTTTGGCGGCCAGTATTGGGTTGAGTCCCGCTGCTCTAAGGTCCTTCATTCCTCGCTGAAATGATGTGTTCGACATACGTTCCTGAAACTTCATCTGAGCTTTGGCAGACTGCTGAGCTTGTTTAGCCTGATAATAGCTGCCAAGCGCTGAGGCCGCGCCACCTATTAGCGGGCCTGCTACAGCTTTGGCTATGCTTCCGAATGAAAAGGCCATCAGAAGTGATCAATCATGCCGGGTACACCGTACAGAGGCATCGGACGTACGCAGCGTAATTTAAAATAAGAATCAAATATAAAATTTGCTTCATTAACTGCTATTAATATTCTGGACATAGGTGGAGTATCAGTGATAAACGTATCACCCAATGTTGGTAATGAGCTAAATTCCTGCGCTAGGTGCCACGAATCCAACGGAGTTGAGTAATTAGAGCGGAAGGCGCCAGTGACTATAGACGGTTTATATCTATATTCGGCATAGCGTTCTTGATATCCGAATACTTCATCATCATCAGTACCGCCTGCAGTACCCTGAGCGTAAATTTCTTTATTGAGTACCGCCTGCTCGCCAATTTGAGCGAGTGAAGGCCAATAGAAGTCATAGCGTGTTTGACGTGACCATGCACGGTTAAGGCCTTGCTGATATGTTAAATCAGCGCGGACATTGGCAAAGCCGAGAATAATGCAGTGCTCTGTGAATGATTTTGTAAAACCATGATTATTGATTGATGTTGTTGAGTATGCGCCCGTATCACCCGGGTTTGCATTTGGATTGCCAGACGATACAGTGTCTGTCGCTGCAGTAGTTACTACAGGGTTTATATTCACCGGTGTACTACCACCGCCTAAATATTCAGGACGTTGTAAACGTTGGTCAGGTGAGACAACTCCATAGTGACTGCGAATTATCTCGGTGTAGCGTGTTCCTCCCCGGGCATCACGTTCTAACAGTCGTTGAATCTGGAAAGCCTGTCGAAGTTGATTTATTGTTGCCGCTGTTGCTGTTGATAGATCAGCGTATATCCCGGGGTATCCTGCGTTATTGGGGTCTTCTTCGACTATTAGATTAGACGCTGTATTTGTGTACCTGAAGTCAGTATAAGTTGTGCTTGCTGACGCGCCAGTTTCATACACAGGAATAGTGCCAGTGGAATACACTTGGCTTGCATTACCAATACCTGTTACTGGAGCTGTTGTGCCAAGCGGTAGTTCTACCGCATCACCTTTTTGTGGCCAAGGGAGACAGGAAGTAAAATAGTCGTGGCGTTTACCGCGCGATAGGAGCGTGTATTGCGATTCCAAGTCGGGTCCGTCGTCAGTTTCGACGGTGAGAGAGTCCTGTAAGTTTTGATCGCGGAACCATTCATTCCAGATAAGGTTCATTGCACGTAGAGGTAGCGCAGATACTTCAAGTCCTGCTACTTTAGTGGGAATACCCAAGTAATCATATACGGATTCTTCATCGAATCCACCGCCATCAGAGGTAATAGTAGGGACCAGATAGTCCGTTGAATCGCCGGGGTCTGTTTGTTCACCCATGAATTTCTTAAAATTTGCCCATACGAGCCTTAGCGGCACGGCAAAGAAGAAGGTATCCATGTATAGATTATCCATAACTGGATAGAGTGGTGTAGACATACGGGCAAATGCTGACATGTTTAAATTGAACGTGTCGCCGGGCAATGCCTCGTCGAAAAATATTGGAACGAGCTTGCCGGCGTCAAAGGCCGTTTTATGACCGCTAGAGCGGTCGAAGGAAGAGCGAGGTATAGAGACTGAAGGGACCTTGCTGAATTGATGTTTCATAACTGATTTCATTTCTGTATCTCCTTACCCGGGAAGAGTTCTTCCACATTATCTTCTTTTAAGAATAGTGCGGCGGAACCGAGATCTTGCAGGTCATTGATTACTTCGCCGGTTGTGTTGTCGTATGTTCCCAATCTGTATAAACGGAAGTCAAGCGGATTTTTTGATATTTGTGAATCAGGGTCGCGCGCCATATTTTGAAAAGCGCGTATAGCTTCCGAGTTTGTTAGCATAAAGAACGGTTGATTAAATGCCTGAGTAGCTTTGTCGTGAATCGAAAAGACTTTTAATTCCATGTTTAATATTCCTTTAGTGAGCGTTTTAAGAAACGTAGTTGTGCCTTCTTTACTTTTTCTTTTACAAGTAGCCTTTCTGGTGTGTTGTCTTTGTTTCGCTTTGCTGCCTTTCGTCTTCGCTGCTTTTTTATTATATCTATATCTTGATATTGTTGATCGTAATATTTTGGAGGTTGCATTTTTACTCCTCGTTCGATGATGTAATCATCGCGGTATGTTTCGGCACCATATTTCTCGTACCATCGTTGACCAATACCCGGTCTTCGGGACATGGTGTTATATTCGGGTTCAACCTCGAAGTATTCTCCTGTAACCATATCAACCCGATGGTAAGGGCTAAGGCCAAACATACTATTAGCATTATCCTGATAACGTCCATTTTGTTTTTTCATAACGTACCTTGCTGTATAAGCAGCAGTCTCAAAAGTGACCTCGCCAATGTTACAAAATCCGTGTGTCCATAGATTATCGAGAATATC